TGCCACCGGCGGTGTAGCCCGTGCCACTGACTTCATTGGTGACGCTGGAACGCTTGAGGTGCGTGTCTTTGTCTGGTGTGTAGCTGCTGGTGACCAGCATCACTTTGAAGCTGTCGGTGTCGAAATCAATGGCGTTGCGCGCCATGTCATCGATGCAGGAGTTGTAGACGAAGGAAGCCATCAGGGTGCAGGCGGCTGCGGCCAGGTGATGTCGAATGGATTGGCAGCATCGGCCAGGTCTCGCAGCGCCTGGCGGTAGGCGGCCCATGCGTCACGATCGGCGCCGAGGTCGTAGTCAACGATCTGCGTCCAGTCGCAAGACTGCAGCAGCTCAATGCGCCGCTGGCGGATCTTGGCGTGCTGCGTTTGCAGCTCATCGAAGCTGTAGGGGCGCACGACGTAGGCCAGGGCGGTGGCGTCCCAGTCCACCTTCTCGGTCCTGTAATCGCACTCGGGGCGTTCGTAGGGGCCGGTGTAGCCGGCACGCTCCAGCTCATCAGGCGTGAAGGTGCTGGCGTCGGTGCGGGTGCTGCCGTCCGCAAAGCGGATGCGGTGCGGCAGGGGTGCTGGGGTAGCTTGGCGGTGGGAGTAGAGCATGGTTAGACCAGCGTGATGCCCCATTTAGAAGCAAGCGCGTTTTGTACTACTGCCCGATCACCGCTGCCCAATACGGAAGAGAAGCAGACAACTTCAGCGATCAGGCCGCGCCAGCCGCGGCTGGGGTTTCCGCGATCGCTTCCAATTTGGAATCCTCCGGTCGTTCCAGTGATGGCCCCACGCGTATCAAGCATTCGCAAGATGCAAGGGCTTGCAATTTCTGAAAACACATTGGAGTATCTATCTGTTGTGCCACCATTCAAAAAGACTCGATCTATGTAGTAGCTTCCACCAAGTGGCCCCTCAAAGCCTGTACCTGACCCGTTCATGAAGATTGTCTTGGCAACGTCCGTATAGCTACCAAGCAATCCTAAGTTTGTAATGCTGCTGGTCTCGCTGCTGTCTGCTACGCAGTAGATTTCTTCAACGGTAAAACCTGTTGTATCGGTATTGCGCAAGTAGTTGCTATGAACACTGGTACCCCAATCTGACACCTTGTAGCCGTTGATTGTTGTCGCGTAGGTTGGTCCGGTAGCACTGGCTGTCAGTGTACGGCCAAGGCTTCCTTTGTCTGTAATCTGCGTAATCTGTCCGCTTGATGTTGTGACAGTTGACTCATCTGCGAAGTCATACCAGAGAACTGGATTTAGCCCGGCAATACCTCCAGAAATTGGCCAGATTGCAGCCCGCTGTGCCACGCTCTGCTCATTCTGAAACCACAGCCCCGATGCGGCGCTGCCTGTCGGCGTGCGCCTGACGCCCATCAAACCGCCGTTGAAGCCCAACATCAGCTGATGTCCTCGTAGCTGATGACCAGCTCCAGATCGCTGGCAGCGCTGGCCTGTGCGCGGAGGCTGTGGCCTTCCTCCAGGTAGATGTACGCCTCGCGGGTCACCAGCACCTGCGTGGCATCCGCTGGCACGGCGATGGTCTTGCCGATGGCAAAACCCGTGGTGCCGTTGTAGTGCTCCAGGCTGATGTCAGCTGCTGCGGCACCGTCCACGTTGGCGCAGTACACCGAATTGATCTTCAGTACCTTGCCGCTGCTGGCGCCATTGCTCAGCGCTGCAGCCATCGAGGTGGTGACGGCATAGCCCACGGTCTTGCCGACGACCGTCGTGACCGAGCTGCCGCTCTTGATATTGGGCGCTGCCATTGATCACCGCCAGGTGGTGTATTGATCTTCATTCCAGAATAGCGACGCCGCAAAGCCATCGTCATCAGCTGCGGTTCCAGTAGCCGCCCCAGCGGCCCACACCACATTCACTACCAGGTCGATCTCGCCGGTCTGAGTTGCAGCGCCTGGATTCCAGAGCACGCTTACTGCCAAATCCAGGCCGGTAGCTGGTTCGGGCGATGGCAGCCAGTTGTCGGCTGTCATCAACGCCACGCTTACGTTCACCAGCCCGCCGCTGAGATGCTCCTCCTCCGGCGGTTCTTGATATCGCCAGCGAGTGCCGGCTGGCACGATATTATCAACGCTGCTATGGCCTGCCCAGATTTCAGCCGGCAGCAGAAATGGAACCATTGAGCCATCCTGATTGCGATAGTGATCACGGATGCTCAGCATCTCAAGCTGTGTTAGGTACTCATACTCCAACGTCATGCTCAAGGCGTTGCTGTAATCAGAATGCAAAAACTTGATGACGCCTCCGCTTAAGTTTGCTTCACGAGAGACGGCAAAGCTGCCAAAGCTATAGCGACGAACCACTGGTACTACAGGCGGATATGGTGCAATAGCAGCGCCAGCTGCATAGAGCAGCGCATCACCTGGCTGTCCGTACCATTCAGCCCAAAACGCAGCGCTCATCAGCTTAGTTTGTCAGGTTGATGACACTAGCCGAAACGCTAAACGTCCCACCGGCAGACGTGACGCTGCCATTGAAGTCAAGGTAAAAGACAAGTTCGTCCAGACTGCTGGAACCGCCGCGTGCTTTATAGACAACAGCTCCTGCGGTGGTGAATGAAGCCGATGGCCAGGACACAGCGGCAAAGGTGATGATCTTTTTATTCGTGTCATCGCTTAGGCTGCACACCACGGCATTGCCTCCAGCGGTGTAGCCGGTGCCGCTGACTTCATTGGTGACATCGTTTCGCTTGTCATGCGCCGACTTCGATGCCGCATACGAGCTAGTCACCAGCATCATTTTGAAAGAGTCGACGCCAAAGTCGATGTCACTGTTTACCAGATCGGTAAGCACTGAGTTGTAAACAAAGCTGGCCATGGTTTTTTCTTAGTCTAAGGGCCGGTCTTTTGCAGCCGCATGATGGTGTTGTCGGTCCACTGCAGATTTGTGGTGAGCACTGTTCCGTTGTTGGCGCCGTATGCTTGCCCTAGGTCAATCATGCACACGGCGTAAGACTGACTGAATAATGTCTGGGTGTTGAAGGTCCGCTCTCCTAAGTTGCAGCACAACAAAACGGAGCGAACTCCTGAAAGCAGTGGAACTTTGTTAGCATACGCAACCGTTTGCAGGCTGCTAGTTGGTAGATTTGAAGCCAACTTAACAGATGTGCTGGTAGCGGAAGAATATGCGTGATATGTGAGTTTAGGCCCAGGGCTGTTAGTGGCTTCTGGCAACGCTTGTGCATAATTGCGATAAAGGTAAATTTCGCTCAAATTGGCCGGATATTGCAAGGCAATCGGCCCGCTGTCCAGCAATCCCGTTTGCGTTGTAACTCCGTTTATTACTGACGCAGCCTTGAGAGGCCTGTCAAATGCAGCATTAAAAACATCAGACGTTGAAGAACAGCAAACCGCAAACACCCGTGAATCGCGTGGATTGTCAATAGCAAAATAATAAAGGGTTAATCCTACATTCTGGCCAGGAGAAAAGAGCAAGTCAGAAGGAAATTCATCAGCAAAAATTCCCACGCCTCGTTTTGCGGCGACGGTTAAAAGATTCTTGGTGTAAACATGTAGGGTTGCGGTCATAATTACAACAGGCTGTACTGGATAATGCCATTGGCGTGCCATTGCACGCCAAGCGATGTATTGGCGACCGCTGTCAGCGTTGCGCCGAAGTCTATTGTTGCGACAGGAGTAGATACATTTGAATACTTCAACAAAGCCTTTGCTGCGGTTATTCCGCTTCCGCTAGCTTTCCATACAACATTGTCGGCAAAAACACTTAGTACGCCTGCGTTGAATACATAGCGAAAATTCTGGAGACTTTTGCCACCAGCCGTATATCCGTTGCCAGTTGCTAATTCAACGTTGCTACTGTTGGTCAATACAAGCCTCAGCTCGCCAAAAAATCGAGACGGCCCATCTCCTGACGTTGCACCAGCCTCAAAACCAGAGCTGCCTAATGGTTTGAAATTTGTAGTTAGTGTTACCGGCATGGCTAGGCAATAATGTTTGCAAGGTTGGGTCGCACATCAACAGCCACTGTCATGATCACAGATGGAACATCAACAAACGTGCCGGGTTCGCCTGGCGTCAACGACAGTGCCAACGTTTGCGTTGTGCCATTTGATGCAGCAGCTTGACCGCCACCCACGTCAACGGTGATTGTGGCGTTGAGCGTGATTAAGTCCGCCGTTGGTGCCACTGCTGATTCCAGCGTTACACTCACGACATGACCGCCGCACGGCCAATCTTCTACCTCAGGTGGGTTGGCATAGCTCCAGATATAACTGCTTAAAGTGTAATCTTCTGCTCGGCTTGTGCCGCTAAAAACAAGAGCAGGCAAGCCGAACGTGCCATAACTGCCGCGCTGCAGGTTGTAATGCAATAGAAACGACAGCATCTCGGCTTCAGAAATGCCGATATAAGAGAGCGTTAGTGTCGAGCCAACCATAACATTGCCATGGCGCACCGTGTTTTCGTCACCACCGATCGCACGATAAAGCGTATTGGGATAAGTTCCAGGATTGAACTCGCGGGAGCTTGGAATCAATGCGGGATAACTGGTCATGATGCGTCCAGTCCATCGTCAGGATTGGTCACCGTACCGCTTGCCGTACCTTGTATTGGCAGGTTACCGAGCAAAATTGCAGTGCTTGGCACGATTGCATCTAGCTGGTCTTCGGTCGGCGGTGTCTCTTCGTTGCCAACCTGCACAAATGTCTCAGCTGGAACCGAGTCATCAGTGGCACGACCAGGGCTTTCGTCACAGCTCGGCCCGGTCTTGGTTGTATTGACCAGCCCGCCGTCATATACCACGCTGGCCACCGCTAAAGCCACGATGCTGCGACCCTGTTGATCCACTGGGTGATGAATGCACTCATAGCTCACAACACCCTCAATGCTTTTGTTCTTGCTGGTCACTTCATACAGAAAATCATGCACCGCTTCAGTCTGACCAGTTGATGTGCGCCGCAATTTGACGCGCACAATGCTGCCGAGTTCAACCTGCACGTTGTGCGCCTGTGGCCGCGCCTGGAAAGTGATTGAATGAGTGATGCCAACCCTGCTGGCAAGGATGTGTGCACCGACCATTGCAGCATGTTGACCATTAGTGCAGAACTCGCTGATGTCGTGCGTTTCGCTAGCAGCTGTTGATGGATCAGTGTCGCTGTATCGCACATCTACCGTACGGCTAATGCCAATGTCATCCTCCGCTTGCTGCCGCCACACCACACTCACAACAAATGGCTGCCGCTGCGTAAGCTCCGCATACGTCAGATTGAAAGTATCAGGAAGGATGGTGTCTTCGTCGAACTGGTAAACAGCGGCATTGTTTGTAGTGTTGATAATGCCAAGTGGTGTAATCGGCAGCAATGGCCGCAATCCGCGTTTGCCATTGATGCGACTTGGGCGAACAAAAAAGAACGGCGACCACTTTACAATCAGCTCTTCATAGTTTTGTTGTTGTGTCAGAATGGTGTCGCATGATAAACCATTGGCATCAATAAACTTGGCGCACAACGTTAAGCTGTTCGTGTCAATCATGCTGCTGCTTAGCTTGCCGATGTTGCTCAGCAGATAATTGCAGAGGTCTGCAAAATTGTTACTTGCGCCATAGCTACTATCCGCGAGTCGAGTAACGTTAATGCCGCCGCGAATAAACAGCCATACCTGACGATTCCATAACGTTGAGCCATTTGCTACCTGCCGACTAAAGCTGACCGTCGTGATGTTTGGGTAGCTGCCTATTGATCCACATGACTGCGGGCATTCCGGCAGTGTGTACCCGCTGCGTAGCACAATGGCGTTCTCTGGGATCCAGGTGCCCGCACGGCGATCAAACGTTTGCGTGTGAGAGCCATGACGACATGCCCCACTGAAAACATCTTTTACGGCAATTGGATCAACAAAGCCCTCTGATACCACCAGCAAATAGTACGCCGTGACTTGATTGGTGAGACTATTCTCGAAGCGTGCCTCACTAGCCGGTGGACTAATCATGACGCCACCACGGCCCGCCATTTGACGGCAGAACACGATCGGAACAGACGCGCCGATTGTCGCTGCCTGTTGCGCAACATCCATCGGTCGCTGCACTGGCGCCGGTGGTGAAGTTGGCGTAGCAGGTGGTGGCGTGACAACGGTCTGCACAGATGGCAGCGTTGCCGCAAAAGTCAACTGCGGTTGGTTTGCTGTGTTATCCATCACAGCCGGCATCCTGTTCCCATGATGGCGCTGGTCAGCGTGCGAGGTGGCACCTGCGCGCCGACGGTTGGCACCGGTGTGCCGAGGTCCATCTGCAGGCTGGTAAGAGATCCTCCGCCACCCAGGACTTGACCGGTGTAGCTCAGCAACAACTGCTGCTGCTCTTGCGGCAACTCATTGCCGTCCAAAGTGTCAAACTGATAAATGCTTAAATCCACCAAATGCGAATTGGTAATTGCCAGCTCAAAGGCATTCACTACCAATCCACTGGCTGGCGCTGTGACCGAAATATCTGTTTCGCTGCTGGTCAGCCCTTCGGAGAAGCCGCTTGCCGCAAACGGTACGTTTACCCACAACCCGCCAGCCCAGTTCACCGGCTTGCTGTAGTAGCTCTGCCAGCGCTGGATGGTGACACCAGCGGCTGAGTAAATCCGAAGGTACTGGGCTTGTGCGCGTGCCATCAGGACAGCCCCAACTGAATCCGCGTCGCTGGATTGCGCAGGCTATCAAATACAGAACGCACTGCCGTCCGCAGGCCAGCTTCAAACTCATCAAGCGTGACAAACCTCTGATTATCAAATTGAATCACGGGGCCAGTAGTAATCTGAATTATGGGATCAACGTCAAACGTATTATTCTGATGAATAGCAAGTTGCTTTGGTTGATCGTCGACTAGCAGGTTTTTATTGGGAGCACTGCCGGTTAAGCCGAGATCGGTGATTTGTTGCTCTAATCGCTTAAAGTTTTCCCGAGTAATGTCGCTTCTTGTGGTTGGTTGCAGGCTGCGCAACCAGGCGCTGTTGAGAAGCCTTCGCCACGAAAGCTCAGCGTTGAGCTGCGCAAAATCTTTCAGCTTTGACTCTGGCAGGATGAATTCATCCTGACCCCCTTCACCCACCATTGCGATAGTGGGTTTCGTAACCAAGCCACCCTGAGCAAACTTGGGAATGTTCAGCAATGGAATAGTAGGAATCAGGCCAAGAATCCCACCGAATGGTGACTTTTTCAGATTGGCGACGAGGTTGTTATACCGAAGAACAAAAGCATTGAATG